AGATTACTCAATGAAATCATAGCACTACGGCGAACACCACCAACAACTACTACCTCACCAATCTTACACATAATGTCGTGACACTCAAGAGATGAGAGCTTGCGGTTCTGTGCATCCTTGAATGTCTTGATGACAAAGTTAAACAGGTCAACCAAAGGTGCTGGGCCTGATGCTCTACCACCGAATGTCTTAAGTTTAGCACCAGCTGGACGAACAAGAGACACATCCCACTTAGGTATCTCACCAGCATACAATAGTGAGATCACTGCACGTAGAGATTTAGCCCAGCCTTCCTTGCTGTCCTTGACCACGATAGTTGTGTCACTATCAGACAACTCAGGAATATCTGGTAGTTTGTTAACTGATTGACGTTCCACTGAGAACCCAACACCTGTACCACATAGCAAGATAAACATAGCCTCATCAAAAGCTTTCATGTCATCTACTGGTAGGTATGAACAGTTGTACCCAGCTGTATTGTCTCGTGCCATTGCAGGACCAGCCGTCATTAATGCCCTCATACTAGGCATAACATCCAGTGATAGTATAGCTTGCTCAATCTCAGATGTGTAGCTGTTGTCACCTGAGTTGGGTATTACAATGTGTTCCATGTAACGGGAGACAGTCTCACTCCATGTCTCACGCCGTGCTTCTTTGTCCAACCAACGGGCATAACGTGACTTGTGGATGAAGGCTTGGTAGTCGGTAGGTAGGTGGTTGCTTCTCATTTTGTTTCCCGTCCACTATTATCTTTGTCTTCTTTCAACCAGACCATACGATCAATGTCTGCTCTGCTCAAGCCTATGTCTTTTAGTTCTCTGTCTGATAGTTTATTTAATACCTTTATTGCATGTCGATGCTCTGACCACAGCACACAGTACCTCATAAACCTAACAAACATATTGTTTGTCCACTTACCTGCCATCCCCTGATCCTCCTATAACACCACGTTTTTCTCTACTATTTAGTTTGTCCATATTTAGTTCTAGTACCTCTGCTAAATTACTATAAAAATAATTTGAGAGAGCTGTTGCATAGAAGATAACATCACCAAGCTCTTTAAGAATTTCCTTCTGATCTACTTTAGTTTTGTCTCGTAGTAACTTCTTGACTTTCTCAGCTACTTCCCCTGCCTCTCCTACAAGGCCTAGGGTATTCTCAATTAAACGTGTCTGCCCTTCTGTAACTATCTTGTCCTCTACCCAATAAGAGTACTCCATTGGTGTAACATTTACAATAGAAAATTGTTTTATGTCTTCGGGTGTTAGCAATCTTCTTCTCCTTGTGTCTCGAATGCCTGATCTATCTCTGATAGTGCTGCTAAGTTATCCATTATCTCATCTACAAATGCTTGGATAAACATGTTAGTTGAGATACCTGCTGCATCTGCTATGTCTTCAATACTAAATCTGTCTGCTATTTTAGTAGCTAAGTCATTGTCCATTTAACCATTCCTCAGGTATGACCTTATCGGCGTAGAGAAAACCATTCTTGGTACACCAGTCTCCATACGTGGACTTGGCTCCCGTATACAACTTAGCTCTACTGTTAGTAAAAACAAACCGAATGTCGTACTTGTCTCCATACTGTTTACGGATTTCAATATGCTTCCTTCTGTCTGAAGGTATAAATCGTCCTTTGGTTTCAATTATAATTCCGTTTTGTAGTACAAAGTCAGGGGTGTATGTCCTAACCTTAAAGTCTTCCCACTTAATCTTAGTCTTCTCGTAGGTGTATGTCACTTTCTTTTTAGTCAGCATCTTTGCTGTGTCTTCCTCAAGGCCAGACCTATACCCAGCCTTGAGTGCTCTTTGTCTCGTAGTCAGAGGCTTACTAGGCAATGGCTATCTCTTCTACTCTAGGTGCCTTAACTACTTTTGTCAAGTACAAAGGGAATGGCATGGCAGCATACTTGTATCCTTTCAAACCTTCGCCGTCATTAGAATCTTTCCAACACTCTTTCTTAAAGTCACAGAAGACACAACCTATAGCTAACTTTTTGTTACCTGTCTTGAAGTCTTCTTCAGTATCATAGCACCGTTCAGGAGGAGTGTCTACCTTTAACATTCCTTTCAGGTAATCTACACGTTCAGTTGTGTCAGGCAGCATAGAAGCTGATGGTTGGTAGAGGGTAAGGTTACCGTCCACCTTGTTCATTGCCCAGAATGCTGCACCCTTACTGTCAGGCACTGCCTCATTGTATGCTGAGATTTGCTGCATGTAACCAAAAGGATCATCAACAGCTAGGGTAGCTCTCTCAAATTTCTTGAAGGCAAAAGGTGAGGCTGACTTAACATCGACAACATGACCATCAATTACTGCGTCCATATGTCCTGTTACACCAGCAACCTTCACTGTCTGTTGCTCATTTGTCACACTATGACCAGAAAGTTTTGCTAACGTTAAAAGAATTTCCTCAATGATGTCTCCGTATAAAAATTTTAGAAGCTTATCACCTGTCAACTCCTCTCTGTCGAAGCCTTTGCTGTCGTACCATAGCTGACGAGCAGGTTTACCGATACCTGAGAGGCGAAGATCACCATTAGACTTACCACGGGGGGTTAAACGTGACCGTAGTAATTGTTTCAGCCCGTCCCCAAAGGCATTGATGTACCTTTCATTGTCAGCTGTGTTCTCGTACCCATCAGTCAGTACTGAGTACACATCTTCTATTAAGGTGTCAAGGCCTTTGGGTTCATCACTCATCCATTCTTCTCCATCGTTGTGACCAATCGGTTCAAGTACCATTCAGCTTTACGTAAGTCTTGTACACCATTCTTGTAACGATAACGATGCATGTACTTCTTTACGTTGCCTTCTAAATATCCTAAGAACATTGTCTCCGACATGTTGTCTTCCATGTAGTCGATACATTCTATACCACCGTTACCGTAGTGAGGTGGGCGATTAACTAAGTCCTCCTCTATTTCCATAAGCTCTGTGAAGTGATAGACATGTACTGTAGCCCCATCTAGTATGGTGTATAGGTCTGTCTCAACATCTACGTAGACCACAGGGAAGATAGTTCCCTCCCTGCAGTCTCCTTTCTTTACTATACGTACCTTAGTCAAAAGGTATTTCCATGTCTTCTTCTACTGCCGCATCAGTGGATGCTACTGTCTCTTCAACCCGTTTGATAACGGCTGAAGGTGCTTCAAAGCTAACCAACTCCATCACCTGTCCAAAGTCAAAGGTCATTTCCATAGACTCCTTTTCCATGTCATTGAGGTGACCAAGCTTAATGAGGTTACCATACTGGCTGTCCCCAATGGTGATAAACAAGTTCATCTTAGAACCGTTACCTATTAGCTGTTTGGTTAGGTTGCCGTTCTTATCGTACACATTACCGAACCGTGTCCAACCTCCCCGTGTATGTTTGTCCATGTGAAGACCAATGTAAGGTTCACCATCAAAGGTGGAATCCTTGTCAGCCTTTACTGTCTTGTTTAATTTGTAGTCAGACATTAAGTCTGTAAGCTGTGGAGTAACCTTGACACAGAGGGAGTACTCAAGCTCTTCTGACTTCCACTTAGTATCAGGCTCTTGTAACTTAGCCCAGCAGACTTCTACGTTATTGAGTACTAATTTTTTATCGGGCATGTAATTTCCTTTGCCGTTGTATGTGTGTGTTTAACTATAATACATTGACTAGAGAGTAATGTCAATGGGTTTCTAACCAATTCTTTCCTACCTTTGCTTCGCCATCCATAGGACAGTTAAGCTTGAAGAAAGTACCAGCATCTTTGATAGACTGAACCTGTATCTCACCAAGTCTTTTGGCTTGAGCTTCATCAACTTCAGTCTGCCATTCATCGTGTACCCAAGCACACTGTTTAAAGTTTATCCCTTCCTTCTTTGCTTGACGTTGCCAAAATACATTGGCTAGTCTCATTATAATAGTTTCCCCACTCTGTAAGTAAACAGACAGAGCTAGGTGTTCACTACCTATGGAAAGGATGCGACCATCTAGGCCTTTCATCCAACCCATGCTGGCAGCACGAGATGCCTCACTCTTTAATCTCTTGAGTGAAGGTAACGTTTCGTAGAAGTTATCCATAGATTTCTTGGCTTGTCCACCATTACACTGTAAGATTTCTGCAATCTTTCCAACACCTGCCCCTAGTAAAAAGGCATAGATAAATGTCTTAGCTGTTGGCCTGTCCTTGCAGTACCTACCTAGTGCCTTCATGTTGAAGGTGTGTATATCTCCGTCAATAACTTGTTCAGTGTAGATAGGATCGTTCATGTGATGGGCAAGTACACGTAGCTGAATGCCAGCTGCATCAGTCCCTACCAGTAGCTTACCCTCTGGAACCTTAAAGACCTGACGACACTCAGCTGCATACATACCTTCCATCTTCCAGAGGATGCCTGACTTACCGTTAGGTACTGATGGGATGTTAGCCATGTTGGGGCCACGGTGAGCAGCCCTGTGAGTAACAGCACCAGTGGTGATTACCTGTCCATGTACCCTGCCATCAGCCTCTGACTTCTGTAGCCACTCCTGTGCTAACTTCCATCGTGTCTCTAGTACCTTCCATGCCTTCAGGCCTAACACTGCCTGTGGTGCAGTGCTGGGGATCGTTGCTAAGTTCTCAGGGCATACCTTGTAGCTCTGGCCTGACTTAGTTTTAACTGTTGGCTTCCAGCCCATCTTGTCAAGACGTTTGTTGATCTGTGTCGGTGACCCTAGGTTGAACTCTTCCCATAAAATTTTGGTGTAATTTCCCCAGACTTCTTGGCTATCCAAGAGTTGATTGGCGTAGATGTTACCGTCCTTAGTGTGCTTAATCTCTACTGACTTAACTGCTACAGCAATAGGAACCATGAACTTTTTGATCTCAGTTTCTATACGGTCAGTTTCTTTAAGACATACCGTATAGATTTCTTGTGCTAAATCAATGTCAAGCTCAAATCCATTGGCCTCTTGCTCACACATAATGGCATGAACCTGATGCTCTAAGTTAATAGATGCCTGACTAAACTTCCTACCTTCCTTCATTAGCTCATTGTATAGTAGCTCAGTAACGTGTACATCTTGCTTGCAGTAGTCCTTCATCTCTTCTGAGTACTGTGACCAATCATTGAATGAATCCTTGAAGTCTCCAAGGCGTTCACCCCATGCCTTGAGGCTGTGTCCACCCTTACGTTGAGGTTCAAACAAACGGGACAGTACAAGAGTATCGGTTGTCTTAGACAGAGGTATCTTATATCCCCATAGTCTCTCAACAACAGGTATGTCAAAGTTTATTCCATTCTGTGCTATCCAATGTGTCACACCTTCTGCAAACTTCTTGAATGCTTGAGGTCCACGAATGATATAGTAACGTTTAGTACCTACCTCCTTAGCTACCAGTACGTGTATGACTGTAGCATCCAAGCCGTCTGTCTCAATGTCGAATACTACCTTCATATTTCTTATCCTCCGTAGCTTGTTAAACGTCCACTGTGTTTACTGTACAGTAGACTGTCTGCAACCCCTGTCTCACCAGTGAATCTATTCTTAATTACACGTACCTTGGTGGTGTTACGTTCGATCTCATCATCAGCCTGTGTGTTACGTTCCAGTGCTATGATTATGTTAGACAGTTGAGCAATGCCAGCTGTCCCTCGTATGTCCTGTAGATTTACAGTACCTCCCTCCTCTGGAGGTTTACGGTTCTTGTCCCTACTTAGATGAGACACCATCATAAGGCATATGTCAAGCTCAATCGTCAATGTCTTAAGCTTAGTTACGATCTCATCCAAAGCCTTACGTTCATCCTTGGCATGATCTGATACTACAATACTGATGTGATCTAAGATTATAAACTTACAGCCACATGATCGTGCTAGAAAACGCACCATGCTAATAATACGTTCAACAGTGTTACTGCCGAAACTATCATACAGATAGACCCGATTGCTTCCAAGAGTGGCCTTATATGCTTCATCAAATTGATCCTGTGTGTATTCTGTATCTGGTAAGTACAGTTTTTTATTTGCATGTAGAGACATGACACCTAGGCCTGTGTCTCTGGTAGGTTCTTCTAAGAAGAGAGTACCTACATTACCCTTGTCTGCCTTGATTAAACTATACAGTATCTCTCTCATTACCTGTGTCTTGCCGACACCAGTACCTGCAACAAAAGTTATTAGCTCCCCTGTACGCATACCTTTGGTCATATCATTGAGGCCTGAGAAGGGATAGTCTACACTGTCGAGGCTTGGAAAGGTAGATACAATCTCATACATGTCAGCACCTGATATGATACCGTCAGGTGTGAAAGGACCAGCACTCTTATGGCTGTCTATGAAGTCACGTTCACGGCTCTGTTTGATGTAGTCGTTGGGGTCATTGAGTACCAGCTTAACTAGGCGTACCTTACGTGGGTCAAACAACTCAGCCACTTCTAGTGCGGCATTCTGTCCAGCCACATCGTTATCAAAACACACGTTGATTTTATCGAAGCTGTCAAGCCACTCATAGTTACGTTTGCAATCTTGTACAGCACCAGAGGCACCGTTGATTACTGACACACAAGGCTCAGACATGAACATCATTTGGTATGCTGCCATTGCATCGTACTCACCCTCAGTAATAGTGACAGACTTGCCACCCTTAGAGAAAGCAGACTGTCCAAACAGGTCAGCCTTAGCATTACCGTTAAACTTGAATGTCTTTTCTTTTATGCCTCGTTGCTTGAAGCCTGTTGGCTTACCGTCCAAGGTGTATATTAACTTGACTTCATTGCCTGATGTTAAAGCCCTGTACTTTTCAGCAACAGCCTTAACTAAACCCCTTGAAGGGATAGCAATAGCTAGTCCTGTCATGGGTGGTAGGTTAACTTGACTTCGCAGGGGTTTGACTGTTGCTAGTTCTTGCATTGTGCCAGCACCTTCCTCTGTGAATGACTTGACCTTACATACATGACAGTACGGGCCATCTTCGTATGTGTACAGGCCATCACTGCTCCCGCAATTCGGGCATGATTGGTGTTTCCTGTGTTCTGATTCCGTCAAATAGTTCAATCTCTTGTGCCTCCTTGATGTGAGCTACACACTTGGGACATGGTGACCATGCCTGTGTCTTTTCTTCCCAATAAATCTCAGTGTTATGGGTCATAGCATTACAAATGTAACATCTCATTCGTCATCCTCCTCTTGTTTACCGTATACTATACGTAGTACAATTAGTTTAACAGCTATGTAAGGCCATATCAAGGCTGTAATCACAAAGCTTCTAGTATTTTCTTCTTTCTCTGGAGCAAAGGCCTCAAAGAAAAATATTACACCTAAAAAATAGATCACTAGATTACTGAATAGCATAGTCTCAAATGTAACTATCATTTATTGTTTACCTTTGCCCGTTCTATAGATGCTTGACGTTCTCTTGTTCCCATCTCTCTTAGTGCTTGGTTATCAATTTCTTCTTGACATTTTGTATGATGAAGCTTGGCTTCTTTACTGCTCTTAAAAATAGTACGAGTGTTGTCCTGTGCTACTAACAAGGCCAGTAATCTACTGCGTACCTGTGCTAGCTGTGTCTCTAGTAATTCTATCTCTCTCTCACAGTTCTCTATCTCACCAGATATACTCATAGTTTATCTCCCATTAATGATGCCCAAGATACAGGAAATAAATCGTGCATCTTAGAATTGATTTGATTACTTACTAGCCTTGTCTCTCCCTGTGTGTCACTGCTACACCTTAGTATACACATGTCAGCAAATGCGTCAAGGCTACCTGACCAGTACCATTCAGTCATGTGGTTCAGAGGTAGTACCATCCTTGCCTGTTCCTCACACACACCCATTTTTAGTAGGTAGTCATACTGTTTACTTGCTTCGATACCTGCTTGATCTATTACGGAATACAACATTGAGTTAGCAGCAAT